AACACGACGGGGATTTGTCAAGGATATATGACAACACGAAGTTGAACTCGATTGTAGCGCATGAGAATATTGCCATCAACGAGAAGTACAAGACCCCATTCATCACGAGGTCGAATGCTTTCTTGTTCATGGGGACGAACGTCCCAGTCAAGATCTCAGACGCGAAGTCGGGTATTATCAGACGGTTGATTGATGTTGTGCCTACACAGCAGACGATTGACAATGCAACATATCACAAGCTGATGGATCAGACAAGTTTCGAGCTAGGCGCGATTGCACAACATTGCCTTGAACGATATTTGTCTATGGGTAAGAACTACTACAGTAATTACCGTCCAACAGAGATGATGCTGCAGACTGATATTTTCTACAACTTTGTGGAATCAGCATTTGATGTGTTCAAGAGCGAAGAGTATATTTCGCTCAAGCGAGCATGGCAATTGTACAAGGAGTTCTGCACTGATACCGGTATCGACAGGGTGCTACCTCAGTACAAGTTTCGAGAGGAACTGAAGAACTACTTCGAGGATTTCCATGAGCGCTTTAAGGTAGATGGGAATGATGTGCGTAGTGTGTACACAGGGTTCCAGCATCTCAGGAACCATATGCCAACGCCAGTTATTCCCATCAAGACAGAAGGTGAATACCGTATCGAGCTGGATGAAATTCCGTCATATCTTGATGAGGTTGGCGCGTCATGGCCTGCTCAGTACGGAAAGGAAAGTGGATATCCTGGACGGAAGTGGGAGAACGTAAAGTCCACTCTGTCCAAGCTAGACACTTCAAGGCTTCACTTCGTCAAGGTGCCTGAGGATCATATCGTCATAGACTTCGACTTGGTCGATGAGGACGGCGAAAAGGATCTGCAAAGGAATCTTGATGAGGGCTCGAAGTGGCCAGCAACCTATACCGAGCTTAGTAAGAGCGGTAAAGGCTTGCATCTGCATTATATCTATCAAGGGGATGTCAAGGAATTGGCGTCCGTGTATGATGTTGGCATTGAAATCAAGACTCTTCTTGGGGACGCATCCCTTCGAAGGAAGTTGACCAAATGCAATAACTTCAACATTACGCCACTTAACGGTGGATTGCCTAAAAAGGATAAGCAGATGCTGGATAATCGTACCATCAAGAGCGAGAAGGGTCTACGTGACCTGATTGACAGGAACTTGAGGAAGGAGATCCATCCAGGCACAAAGCCTTCGATCGATTTCATCCACAAGATCCTGAAGGATGCGTACGAATCTGAGATGGCCTACGATTTGACTGATATGCGGAGCGTTATTCTGGCGTTCGCGGCAAAGAGTTCACATCAGGCAGCTCAGTGCGTGAAGATCGTACAGGACATGCAGTTCGTAGGGCAGAAGATGCAAGAGACAGACCTTGGGCTAGAGAAGCCCATCGTCTTCTTCGATGTAGAGGTTTACCCAAATCTCTTCATCGTGTGCTGGAAGGCTGAGGGATCCGACGAGGTTGTTCGCATGATCAACCCAACCGCGGAGGAACTCGAAGGATTCATGGCACAGAAGCTTGTAGGCTTCAACAACCGTCGGTACGACAACCATATCCTGTACGCGCGTTATCTTGGGTATTCGTTGGAGGAACTTTATCACCTAAGTCAGAAGATCATCAACAGCGACAACAGTAGTCACGTTCTCTTCGGAGAAGCCTACAACCTGTCGTATGCTGATATCTATGACTTCAGCTCGAAGAAGCAAGGGTTGAAGAAGTTCCAGATCGAATTGGGTATTCATCACATGGAGCTTGATCTTCCTTGGGATGAACCAGTTCCTGAAGGCATGTGGTCGAAGGTCGAAGACTACTGCGCCAATGATGTTATTTCCACTGAGAAGGTATTCGAGGACAGGAAGCAAGACTTCGTCGCAAGACAAATCCTGGCTGAGATGTCCGGTCTCTCAGTTAACCATACTACCCAAGCACATACGGCCAAGATCATATTCGGAGATGATCCGAAGCCGCAGACTTCGTTTGTTTATACCGACCTATCTAATGAATTCGAGGGGTATAACTTTGATGGAAAAGCATCTGTATATCGAGGGGAAACACCCGGTGAGGGTGGATATGTATATGCCGAGCCTGGCATTTACGAATCCGTGGCGCTTCTGGACGTGGCGAGTATGCATCCGACGTCCATTGAGCTTCTTTCTCTCTTCGGACCGTACACACCTAATTACTCGGCCCTCAAAGAAGCGCGTATGGCAATTAAGCATAAGGACTACGACAAAGCCCGTAACTTACTTGACGGTAAGATCGGAAAGCATTTGGGCAGCGATCAAGATGCTGAAGCTTTGGCGTACGCTCTTAAGATCGTCATCAACATCGTATATGGGCTGACGAGTGCGAGGTTCCCTAATCTATTCAAGGACAATCGTAACAAGGACAACATCGTAGCGAAACGCGGTGCCTTGTTCATGATCGACCTGAAGCACGCTGTTCAAGAGAAGGGTTATATCGTTGCCCACATCAAAACGGATTCCATCAAAATCCCCGGGGGAGATTCTGGAATTATCAAATTTGTTACGGACTTTGGTGAGAAATACGGCTACACTTTTGAGCATGAGCTTACTTACGATAGGCTGTGCCTTGTTAATGATGCTGTCTATATTGCTAAAAGTGGCGATAAGTGGACTGCGGTTGGCGCTCAGTTCCAACACCCGTATGTATTCAAGACTCTCTTCTCGAAGGAGAAGTTGGTTTTCGACGATTACTGCGAGACCAAGAACGTAACCCAAGGAGCGATGTATCTTGACTTCACGGGTAACGAAGATATTGAAGACATGCGACATGTGGGACGCACTGGGAGTTTCGTGCCTGTTACTAATGGTGGCGGCACACTATATCGTGTCAAGGATGGAAAGCAATACGCAGTCTCTGGCACAAAGGGATATTCTTGGATTGAGCGAGAAACCGCAGCAAACAGAGAAAGCGTCGGAGAACTCGATGTGGACCTCACATATTTCGAATCGCTTCGAGAAGGCGCTTTGAAAGCAATTGAGCAGTTTGGGTCCTATGAAGAATTCATTAAATAGAGAGGATATTATGGCTGAGGAAGAGAAGAATCAGTGCCCGTTGAGTCCTGATGAGCGTGTACGCGTAGAGGCGCTTGACCGAGCTTTGGATAAGTACCCAGACGCGGACGCACGTACGCTTGTCACTGCAGCTAAGAAGTTTGAGCGTTATATCAAGGACGGCTACTGATGGACGATCAGTTTTACAAGGGTGAGGAGCTGACCATTAGCGCCGGCTCTTATAACGAGGTCTCCGATCAGGCTATCAGGGCAGATGCTTTGCGTAGTGCTGTGCGTACAGTGACTACTGATGACATTTTTAGGACCTATAAGGTCGGCTGGAAGGTGGCTTCTGACGTCCTTGAGGTAGCTATTATGTACGAAAACTATATTAAGAACGGGGCAGAGTAATGGATGACGTTAAAACATTTATGATCGAAGATGCTCAGATCATCTTCCGTAATTTCTCCGGTAAGGAGGGGCAGTACAACCGCGAAGGCGATCGGAACTTCTGTGTGGTCTTGGATGACAAGACCGCAAAGCAGATGATCAAGGACGGTTGGAATATCAAGTACCTTGCGGCCCGTGACGAAGGGGAAATTGATACGCCGTATATTCAGGTGGCTGTGAAGTTTGAGAATCGCCCGCCGCGTGTGGTCATGATTACTTCTACAGCACGAACCCATCTTGGTGAGGATGCCGTTGAGATCCTTGATTGGGCCGATATCAAGACGGCAGATCTAATTGCTCGTGGATACGAGTGGACAGTGAATGGAAAAAGTGGTGTTAAAGCATATCTTCAGTCGCTCTTCGTCACAATCGAAGAAGACGCCCTTGAGCGTAAGTACGCCGTCAACGAGAATGGAAACTGATATGGATTTCACTGAATTCGTCCGAAAGCCTTTTGTCGTTGAGGCCGTCGAAGTAACCGATGAGAACATCGCTGAGATCGCTGAGTACGTCGGTACGCTACGTACAAAGGATGACGGCACTCCATACATCCAGGTGGACCGCCGGCTTATCCCCAACGTGTTCCGAGTCTTCCCAGGCTTCTGGATGACGCGCATGGGCGATAACATCCGATGCTACTCGAAGAAGATCTTCACTGACCAGTTCACCGCGACGACCCCCGAGATCAAGTCTTGGGTTGATTTCCTTGGTGGAGATCGCGCAGAGGTCTGATCGCAGAAAAAACAAGGCTTCTAATGAGAGAGGAGCACTAGTACCTCTCGTTTCATTTCTGTCTCGTCGTCTGAGCGACGTTAAATAGGCATTAGGCTCAGAGCGTTAGGGCGCTAAGTAGTGAGTTCACCCCAATCTTTACCTGGGAGTTCTCAGCTCTTACTGTCTGCAAGGGAAGCGCCTCCCTGTCAGGCCGCCCTAGCTTGCCTGTGAAGGACACACAGCACCTTGAGTAGTTGATCACTACAAGAGGGTTAAACAAAAAACCGCTTCGCTCGGCAAAGCCGGTGGGTTACCCTATTTTCCCAATAGGGACCATGTTCTGTGTCGCATCGGTCGGATGCGTGGGACCACAGACGGCGAAGGACAGTGTGAGGTAGGGGGAGAATGCTGGCTAGTCTAAGCGCCCCCTGCCTTATGCTTTTATTCCCCTAAAGGAGAATGGAACTAATGCATAGCAACTATGGTATTGAAGAACTAGAGTCATATTCGGTAAAAGAGCAACGACATATTACAACGTTGCATCAACGGCTCAAGAAGCTTAGAAGGACGCAGGCTCCAACGCAAAGAATGCAGGATGCGGTCGAAGAAGAGATTCAGGCATTGGAGTGGATATTCGAACTTCTGGATGAAATCTCCCACGACTAGGGGTGACATGGAAACAAAACTGGCTGTTGCTGTGGCTAGTGTTGTTATTATTGGGTTTGGATGGAGTATCCATAGGCTTCGATACATGCAGAAGCAGTTGGATGTTATTTACTCCATGATCGAGATCGTTACCGAGATCCAGCAGCAGACGTTCCAGGAAGAAATCGACGAAGCTTTTGAGGAGATAATCGAGAATTATGACGACTAACATCGAGATGCATGCGATGATCAAGGCGACTGAGCGGTTCGTCAAGACCCTTGGGGAAAACGAGGACTTCTTCGACAATATCGAGGATTCTGAGTTGATTGCGTACGCGGACAACTTGTTGCAGACCGCGGCGGCAGTCATGAAGATTGTGGACGCGCGGGCGAACCTTGCGCTTGCTTGTATGCAAGCATATCTTAATCACCCTAGTAATAAGGACAACTGATGAACAAGACCGAAATGATCCTTATATTCATCGGGTTCGGCATTCTCATGTTCGCTATCCTTGGGTACATGGCGTGGATCATCCGACGCGATAGCCTTGAGGAGTTCGACGACTATATGGAGTCGCTCCGGAATGACGGAGTGGTCCTGTATGATCAGGATGAGGACGAGTTCTTTGATTATGAGGCCGGTTGGCCATTCAAGACCACGGTCTCGCCTTTCACAGAGATGGGTGAGGCATTCAAGAAGTTCGGTGAAGCCTTCGGAAAGAGCAAGAATAACGAATAAATCGCAGGAATTACAACGCCTGTAATGGACACTAATACGAAAGGAACACCATGACCGATATCATGACCACAGACACCGAGGAGACCTCGGGCACTGCTGGCACCATCGCCGTCGTTGCTGCCGTTGCCGTCGTCATCCCCCTAATCGGGTATGGCGTGGTGAAGGGCTTCAACAAGGCGAAGAGCGCCGTGCAGTACCGCAGGACTCTGAAGGACGCTGAGGATCTTGAGGAGCGAATGGCCTAACCGCCGTACAGCACCAGAAGGATTAGCCGCAAGGCTTTTCCTTTTGTCTTATCTCAAGGAGGTATAATGTTAGAGTTGATGCCTCATCAAGAGGATGCAGTAAAGAACCTTGGTAATGGAAAGATATTGTGGGGTGGGGTTGGCAGCGGGAAGTCAATGACCGTTTTGGCATACTACATGGAAAAGGAAGCACCAAAGGATATCTATGTCATCACTACAGCTAAGAAGCGTGACTCTTTGGACTGGGCAAGTGAGGCCGCAAGATTTGGAATTAGCAGTGAAGCGGAGTATTCGCGTGCTGGACGTCTTACTGTCGACTCCTGGAATAACATCAGCAAATACACTGACCCTTCGTTTGAAGGAAGTTTCTTCATCTTCGACGAGCAAAGAGTGGTTGGCACTGGAGCTTGGGTTAGATCCTTCATCAAAATTGCCAGACGAAATCATTGGATCCTCCTCTCCGCTACGCCCGGAGACACTTGGCTAGATTATGCCCCTGTGTTTATTGCGAATGGCTTCTACCAGAACATCACCCAGTTCAAGCGTGAGCATGTCTTGTATGAACCCTTCTCGCGATATCCTAAGGTAAGAGGATACCTCGGGGAAACGAAGCTAGAGATCTTGCGGAATGATATTCTGGTGGAGATGCCGTTCGATAGACACACCAAGAGGGTGTTGAATTACCTCGATATGGGTGTTGATGAGGCGGTGTACAAGAAGGCTTTGAAGGAGAGATGGAATGTCTTCGAGGGTAGGCCTTGTAAGGACATGGGAGAGGTCGTCCGCGTCCTGAGACGCATAGTAAACAGTGATCCTTCTCGTCTTGAGATGGTGCGGAAACTGATGGATATTCACCCTCGATTGATTGTGTTTTACAACTTCAATTATGAGCTTGAGATCCTTCGTCAGCTTGAGGATGAGGTGTTCGTAGCGGAGCTGAATGGGCATAATAAGGACGATTTACCGACTGGTAAGCGGTGGGTTTACCTTGTGCAATACGTCGCTGGCGCGGAGGCTTGGAACTGCACTTCTACGGACGCGATGGTGCTCTATTCCTTGACATATTCGTACAAAAACTTCATGCAAGCGCAGGGTAGAATCGACCGTTTGGACACTAAATTCGAGACCCTATATTACTACATTTTCGGCGTCACTTTTGGCGTCGATTTTTCAATCCGAAATTCTCTCTCTCAAAAACGCAGTTTTAACGAGCGAAAATACATCTTGGAATTGGAGAAATTTGGGAGCGAAATTTCGTGATTTTCAAAACCGTTCAAAAGTGACGCGGATTTTCAGGTTTTTGAGGAAAAGTTATAACGCTCTGACCTGGGGTTTTGTGGAAAATAGGGCTAAAAAGGAGGCCGCGTCAAAAAGCGTCAAAAACGTTTGAAAAGTTTTTTATTATTTTTATTATAATACACCCAGTGATGGTGTACATTGGGGGTATATAAGTCAAAAATATAAAAAACTTTTTTTCAAAAGTGACGCGGATTTGACGCGGCCAAAAAGGGGACAAATCATGGAAGAATTGTGGATGCTTGTAGAGCAGTTTCCGAATTACATGGTGAGCAACGCCGGGCGCATCATGAATCCGGAAAAAGGCTTGATTTTGAAGCCGGCTCTTGTCAACGGAGGTGATCTAAAGATCAATTTGACACACGCAGGAAACAAATACACGCGGTCAGTTAGAAAACTTGTAGCGACCGCCTGGTGCCCGGGTCGAAGTGATATATTTGATTCGGTAATTACCCTCGATAACATCAAAACAAATGTTCATTCAAAGAACCTAATGTGGAGGCCTCATTGGTTTGCATGGGAATACGCAAATCAGTTCACACGAATCTTCCCACAAGCTTATTATGACCAACCAGTTCGTAATTTGAGTACTGATGTTCGATACGAATCAATCGTTGAATGCGGTATGTGTGAAGGTATATTGTTCATTGATATTATGCAAACCATTCAATCAGGAGAATCGATGTTCCCTAACTGGCATTATTTCTCTTGGGATTGACTAGGTGTATGAACCTGTGTGAAATACATTGCTTGTAATGAGGAGAGGAGGTCTTAGGCAACTCCTTTCCCATTTGTCTAGGGAGGATCGTGAAAGAAGGCGAGTACCAGACAAAGATCATCAAGCGTCTTGAAGAGTTGTTTCCAGGTTGTGTCATCCTGAAGAACGACCCGCAATACTATCAAGGCATCCCAGATCTTTCTATATTCTGGAAGCATCACTGGGCAATGCTTGAGGTCAAGTTACACAGAAGCGCTGGTGTTCAGCCAAATCAACAACACTATGTTGAGCAGATGAATGGTATGTCGTTCGCAGCCTTCATCTATCCAGAGAATGAGGAAATAGTGCTTCATGATCTTCAATCAGCGTTCGGAACTGCAAGGTAAACACGCGTTCCTTAGCCCCAGTACTTACCACTGGATCAACTATACGGACGAAAAGCTTGAGACGCGCTACACGGCCCATATGGCGGCTCGGAGGGGTTCAGACCTACATGAACTCGCCCGACAGGCTATCAAGCTGCGTGTGAAGCTCTCAAAGGCCAATCAGGCCATGTCTACGTACGTTAACGATGCCATATCCTACAAGATGGCTACAGAACAGATTTTGTACTACTCAGAGAACTGTTTTGGTACGGCAGATACTATTTGTTTTAGAAGAGGGAAGCTTCGAATCCATGACCTAAAGACTGGTGTCACTCCAACGTCAGAGAAGCAGCTTGAAGTCTACGCTGCTATATTCTGCTTGGAGTATAGTCTTTCCCCGTTTGATATTGAGATAGAACTTCGTATCTATCAACGTGAAGAGATTCGCGTGTTTGTTCCAGACCCAGAAGATATCTTTCGAATCATGGACACGATTATTGATTTCGACCTGAAGATCGAGGCTATGAAGGAGGCAGACCGTTGGTAGTTATCAAAGAAGAAGATTATATCTCCCATTACGGGACCCCTCGTCTTTCTGGTAGATATCCTTGGGGATCTGGTGGTAACGAAGTCGGATCTACCAAACGTAATCAGGATTGGGTATCATATGTCAAAGAACTAAAGTCTCAGGGGATGTCTGATAAAGAGATTTATGAGGGCATGGGGATGACAAGTACTGAGTTTCGAGTAAGAAACTCAATTGAGGTCAACGCGCAGAAGCAAGCACGAATCTCTCAGGCTCAGAGGCTTGCTGATACTGGTATGAGTAATACCGCTATCGGTAAGGAAATGGGCATTCCTGAATCTACTGTCAGATCATATCTTAAGCCTGGCGCTAAGGATAAGGCTGACAAACTCACCAATACTGCAAACCTTCTCCGAGATCAGGTCAATGAGAAGCGTATGGTAGATGTTGGCGTTGGTACTGAAAACTATATTGGTGTTAGCCAAGATCGAATGCGTACAGCCCTGAAGATCCTTCAAGATGAGGGATATAATGTTCATCAGGTTCCTGTTCCACAGATTGGTACTGGTAAGAACACAAACATGAAGGTTCTTACGCTCCCCGATATTACTCAAAGGGACGCATTTATGAATAAGTCTGACATCAAACTGATCAATGAATGGTCAGAAGATGGCGGCAAGACGAGTATTCGAATCCAAGAACCTTTGTCAATTAAAGCTAACCGTATTGGTGTTGTCTATGGTGAGAAGGGTGCTACTAAAGACGGCGTCATGTATGTCCGTCCAGGAGTAGAAGATCTCAGCCTAGGTAATAGCAACTACGCTCAGGTTAGAGTTCTTGTTGGTAAGGATAGATATCTTAAGGGTATGGCCATGTATCATGATGGTCTTCCTGAGGGTACAGATATTCTGTTTCATACCAATAAGGATGATACTGGAAATAAGCTAGACGCGTTGAAGAAGGTTGACCCAAAGACGGCAACCCCAAACAATCCGTTTGGCGCAAACATTTCTAGACAGATCACAGTAGAGACATCGCCTGGTAAGCATAAGGTTACGTCTACTATGAATATTGTGAATGATGAAGCTTCTTGGGATAAGTGGAGTGATGATATCTCTGCCCAGATGTTGTCGAAGCAGTCGCCTTCTTTGGCAAAGACACAGTTGGATCACACGTTTGAGAACCATCAGTTTGAACTGAAGGAAATTAATTCTCTTACTAATCCAACAGTGAAGAAAGACCTGTTGATGAAGTTTGCTGATAGCACAGATGCTTCAGCAGTTCATCTAGAAGCAGCAGCCTTTCCTCGTCAGAGTTGGCATGCAATTCTACCTATCGATACTATGCCACCAGGCCAGATCTATGCACCTAATTTTAGAGAAGGCGAGCGAGTTGCACTAATTCGATATCCACATGGTGGTACGTTTGAAATCCCTGAACTTACTGTGAACAACAGTAACGCTCAGGCTAAGAAGCTTATTGGTAACGAAGCTAAGTTTGCTGTTGGTATTAACCATGAGGTAGCAAAGCGTCTATCAGGCGCTGACTTCGATGGTGATACAGTATTGGTGATTCCCAATAACAACAGACAAATCAAGGGTACTCCTGCATTGGATGGTCTGAAGGACTTCGATCCTATCAGGTCATATCCTGGCTATGAAGGCATGCAGGTCATGACGCCTAAGCGTACTCAGCAAGAGATGGGTAAGATCTCTAATCTGATTACAGACATGACAATTCAAGGCGCCCCTACAACTGATCTTGTTAGGGCAGTTCGTCATTCTATGGTTGTCATTGATGCTGAGAAGCACGGTCTCAACTTCAAGGAATCAGAGCGAGTCAATGGTATCGCTCAGTTGAAGAAGGAGTATCAGGGTAAGAGCAATGGTGGTGCAGCTACCCTTCTGTCAAGGGCCGCCTCAGAAACACATCCTTTGGATAGAAGGCCTGCTCGAATTAGTGAAGGTGGTGCAATTAACCCCCTCACAGGTGAGAAGAACTTTGTACCCACTAATAGGATGCGTACCACACGCAGTGGTGAAAAGGTACTTGCCACCATTAAATCAACTAAGCTTGCTGAAACAAGTGATGCTCACACCCTAACCTCTGTGAAGAACACACAGATGGAGAGGTTGTATGCAGACCATAGCAATAGGTTGAAGGCTCTTGCTAACCAGGCCCGTCTTGATGCAATTAATACCCCCCGTCTCAAAAGGTCGCCCTCTGCTGCTAGGGTGTACTCAAAAGAGGTAGCATCCCTCGATGCTAAACTAGACGTGGCTCAAAAAGGGAAGCCCCTAGAAAGGCAGGCCCAATTGCTGGCAGGCTCTATGTATCAGGCAAGAGTCAATGCGAATCCTGAAATGCCTAACGAAACCAAGAAGAAAGTAAAGTACCAGTGCCTAGCAGAGGCCCGTATCAGGACAGGTGCTGAGAAGAACCGTATTGAATTCACTGATAGTGAGTGGTCTGCTATACAAGCAGGCGCTATTAGTGATAGTAAGTTGGGTGAGATACTAAAGAATGCTAAGGTAGATAGTGTTAGGGCTATGGCTATGCCTAAGCCTAAGCTATTGATGACTCCTGCTAAGACTAAGAGAGCACAGGACATGCTTGCATTAGGGTACACTAGGTCAGAGGTTGCTGATCATCTAGGTGTATCACTCACTACACTAGACGTTGCAACAGTAGGATAGACTATGCAAGAGACTATGCTAACTACTATTGACAATCCCTTTGATCCCTTCACTCAGTTCAATGATTGGTACTACTGGGATGTAAGAAGTAATTACAACACCAGTGCTTTCTTAGCCCGCATCGCTAACGTGTCAGATGAGTTAAGTGAAACTGATTTGAACTTAGCGTTGGAGCAGGCAATTGATGAGATTGTTAGAGAGAATGTTTCTGGCGTGTACAAAAAAGTTACAAGAACTGTTGCTGACTAACTAAGCAACAAGAGACTTCGGCTCCCTTTGCGCATAGGGGGGAGGGGGTCTCGCAAATGCACCCCCCTCCCACAT